AAAATATCGTAAAAAAAAATATTTAATTTTTTGCATTATATAGCTAAATTATTTTTTCTTATCTCTTTGTGATGGTTTAACATCATATTTGTTCTTATTCTCTCTAGCTATTTGAAGCTGTTTGTCTGCTATTTCTTTTTGAGCTTGTATTTTTTGTTCTTCTATGGTCATCTTTTGAGAATGTTTAACCATATCATCACTCATCTTCTGTCTCTGCATACTAGTTTGCTGTGCATATTGATCAGTTTTCCTAATCTCTTCCATAGCATCTCTGTAGTCAGACATTTGATTTTGATTAAGATCAACCATAGAACCATATCCAGCAGCTCTAATTTCTGCAACAAGAATATCTTTTTGTCTTTCTTTTTCTGCTTCTTCTGCTTCAGCAGCAAGTTTTTCTTGTTGCATTTGTTGTTGTTGTTGTAATTGCTGTTGTTGCATTTGCTGCTGTTGCTGCATTTCTTCTTGTCTTTGTTGCTCTTGTCTTTGTTGACTATCTTTAAGTACACTTGAAAGTTCTGCAACAGATTCAGATTGAATAATCTTACCAAGATCATATATACTAGCACCACTGGTATTGTTGCTCATAGCCAATTGTTTTAATTGCTCAAGAACAGCTCTACCATTTGCAGTAGTAGTACAGAATATATTAAGTTCTCTCATTAGCATATCAGTACCATTTATTTCAAAGTTTACTTTTTCCTCTTGAGTTGTTACATAAGTAAGTCTTTTTGAAGGATTAGTACTATGATAGAATTGTGCTAGATCTGTTCTCATTTGATGAACTCTAGGCATTAAATAATCAGAGTGTTGTATAAAGTACATTTCTGTTTGAGCATATGATGCACTAGAAGCTTGTTCTACACCTGTAGCTGTCATTTGAGATAATTGTTGACCCATCCTTTGCGGATTAACACCAATTACCTCATATGCTTGTTGTTTAAAATAATTAGATAACTGTATCCTAGACATTAATCTATTAGTCTGTTCTAGATCTAGTTTTTGAAAATGCTGAAAGTTTAATGCATTCTCTGTATTTGTAATAGATGTATCAAGTGGTAACATCTGGAAATCTTTCATGGCTACATATGCTTTAGCCAAGTTTCCTTTACCCCAATCTTCACCTAAAGAGTGTTTAGGTAATGTATTTTGATCTAGCATAATTACAGTACCTAATTCATCTACTAAGATATCAGCTATTTGATTGTTTACTAAATTATATCCAATTTGATAAGGCTTCATTAAATCTATCAGTGCAGTTGACTTAGTATTTCTATCAGAGAATACAGCACCTTCTACAGGAAGCTTGCAACCATACAAATTATCATCTCCTTTAAATTGGAATTTAAGAGGTCCTACAGTTTTTCTATCAATACCTATATACATTGGAGAAAATCCATTTGATATATCCATACCATAGTAGCTAGGAAGATTTGGTCCAATCTTAACTCCACCCCATACTTGGTTTATCCATATCCAATCAATATGTTCTCCAAATAATAAATTGTCTTTATTTTTATTTTTAAATAACCTATTATCATAAATAGGTTTATCCATTACTTTATAGTCTTCTGTAACTATTTCAGTAGTTACATTACCAGTTTCATCAATCTTTGTAAGATGTCCAAGTTTTCTTTGGGACTTCCAATATGCTGTAGTAACTCTAATTAAAAAATTAGAATCATATAAATTAGCTGTATAACCTTCACTTTGTGACAATATTTGATTTACTACATCTCCATCGTATCCTTGCATATTAGCCAATTCAGTAGTATACTGTCTCATTGCTAGTGATGGCATCTGTGTATTCCAAGCATGTGATTTAGTAGCATCATAGAAAGTACCATCATTTTGATAACCACCCAAAGAATAACCTGCAGCTTGAATAGGATATGTAGCTTCTAATGTTTCTAGTTGCTCATCTGTCATCAAATATCCATACTGATCAATTACATCTGAAGGAGTTAACATATCTGTTTTACCTACCCAATTACATTGAGATATATATCTTGCCTGTGGAGATTTATGATAGAATGTTAGAACAGGATTCCATAGTTCTACTTCATAATCATTCTCCATCATTCTCATGTGCCAGAATTCTCTATCTGTAATAAGCATATCACGGAAAGCTCTTTCTTCTAATTCATCTAAAGAAAATCTTTCTGTATCTACAGCATGTTGATGAGAAGCCCACTGTTCTATCATAGATCTATAATCTTTTTTAAAGAAGGCTTCTATTTCTGGTAATGTTTTTATATTTTCATCACTTAATTGTTTTTGAGCTTCTTCAGAATTTGGATCTAGACCTTGCTCTAAAAATGCAGCAATGAGTTTTTCTTCAGCATCTGCCATAAGAGTCTCTTCAACCATCAATCTTTTTTCTTCAAGCAGTTCATTATATGAAATATTATCTACAGCTCTATAAGTTAATTTAGTTGATCTCTTTGCAAACTCTGCAGTAAGTACATTTACTACATTAGGTATAATAGGATAAAACTTAAGTTCTAAAGCAGTATCTTCATTTCTATTTGCTATTATATCTACTATATCTGCATATTCATTATCTTCTTCTACAATGTAGTCTGTTCTGTCAATTATACCTTTTGCAAGTTTATAATTTTTAGTTAGTTTTCTAGCATTTCTTCTTAATTGCTTTAGACCTTCCCATTCTAACCAATCTAAATTCCAAGCAGCCCACTCTTCATCTTTCTTTTTTTCTGATAAAAATTGAAGAGGTTGAGTAATAGAGCCCATTCTATTTCTTTCAACTTTTGCTCCTTTTTTTAACTGAAGTGCATTATATACTTGCATAGTTTTTATTTAATATTTTTAAAAGCAGATCTTCTTAATGATTTGCCATTTATAGTCTTTCTTTTTCTACCCATATGTCTAAACGGACTACTATTTAATTTAAACAAATTTTCCGACTTTTGCAAGTTTTTAGCTGCATCATCCCGTATAGTTTGTTTTGCATATCCTCTATTTGATTCTTGTATTCTCATAAAAGAAACTAAAGCTACAAATGATACAAGTCTATCCACGTTGACTCCATCTGCATATTCTTGCATTTCTTTTATCAACATTGGGTCAGGAATTCTTTCTACTCCATAAGTTGTCCTAACTACAGTTCCATCCTCTTTTGTTTCTTGATCTAGTTCTTCTCTGACATATTCTATACCATAGCTAAGAAGATGAGCTTTAAATAATGTACCTGTATTTTTCCAACCATATTCTTGAAATACATTAGCATTTGCACCAAGATCTTTTAAGAATAGTATTTGGCTCTTTGGTACAAGATACCTTTGTTTCTTTCTATGTATCATGTAATTGATAAATAAAGATATGTTGTTTTCAATTACTGTCCAGGCATTATACCATTCTATAATAAGTTCTAATCTCTGATGAGTTTGTTTAATGTCATCAAATCTTCCACACCAAGCTGCTACTATTTTGCTTTGTTCTACATAAGTCTCAGATTCTGTTCCTGTAATCTTAGTTACTTCTATAGAATTCTTCATTACATAAATAGAACATAATGATTCTGATGTTGTAGTCTTACCTTCTGATACAGGGTCAATAGATGCATAGTATGTTCCAAAATCTGGTTTTTCTTTATTTGGTCTTTCCCATACTACTAAACATCCTGTTTTATCTTCCGTTTTTTTCTTTACTGGAAAGTCTTTTATAGGTTGTTTATTACTTTTCTTTACTGCAGGTTTACCTTCAGCATCTGCATATATATCTAAAAACTCATAACCATATTCTTTTTCTTCTATTCTTCTTGCTTGAGCTGATAGTAAGTGTGTTGGAAATACTGATACAGATCTATTGTCAAATGCCTCTTTAATATTTCTAGGATGCTGAGATATCCTTAACTGATAATCTTCTGGAGATAGTTCTCTTTTCCATTCATCAAACTGATTCTGTAAAGCTTCTAAAGCTTCTTTTACATTTGAGTTTCCATACTCATCTATGTGCGGGGGCATGGACCATTGCTCAGGAATAAATAATCCTGATAGACCTTCTGTACCTTTATTATCTATTAAATTAGTTTCCACAGCATATACATCTTTAGATGTAGGATTCATAATCATATCCTTAAGAGGATTACACTGTGACAAGTCACCCACAGATCCTGCAGCTATAAACATTCCTGTAGTAGTAAGTCCTGATCTCATTGCAGGTCTCATGTACTCGTATGTTTTATCCATCTTAGGTGCAATTCCTGCTTCCTCATGAAAGAAGTACTTTACTGGACCACCGACACCATTTGTTGGATCTTTCTCAAATGACATACCTTGTATTGTACCTTTAAGACCTACTTCAGTTTTTCTGTCTCCTTTTCTTACTTCTATCTTCTGCTGCCACATCATTACTTTACTTGGATTCATAGGTCTATACCAAGCAGTATGCTCATTTAAGAATGCTGCATATTCATCTAGAAATTTCCAAGATCCTTTCTCATTAATATAATCTTTAAGACTTGCTCCTATTTTTAGAGTGACCCCTGGCTCAAACCATTGTTGATTTATTAGCTTAGCCATGTGATAATAAGAAGAGGCAATCTGACGTTTTTTGAGTATTGCAACATGTTTATAATTTAATTCTGCAAGAAACTCATATAATGCCATATGATATTGTGCATCACGTATATCTGCAAAACCAAATTGTTGTATTTCTTTGTTAAAGATTGGTAAGAAATTTAACCACATATAGTAGTCTCTAGCAATATACCAAACTTTATCTTTTGATTTAAATATTACTCCTTTTCTGCATTTTAGTTTTTCATGATCCCAATATGCAATAAAGTCTCTTGATTTAAAAGGAGCATCACAATAAAAACCTCGTTCATTAAATTTGATGGCTTGATAATTAAATTCTTTACTTGTTTCATCAAAACCATACTGACCAGGTTCTTTAAATATATTTCTTATGTATGTAGCAAATTCTTCTCTAGAAGAAAAATCTGTAGTAGTCCAGGTTCCATTATCCCAGGTAGGTATATTCTCATATATTGCACTATCCTTGATCATAACCTAATCCAATACCACCTCTTACATTACTTTGCTGTTCTTCTTGAAGATCTTTATAAGCACCTTTAAATGATTCTCTAATTTGTTGATACTTAGCTGCAGCATTTACTAAAGAATTTATGTTACCATCTCTCCCGTGTTCTATAGGTGTAGTCTGCATATATCTACCTAATCTGTCTAACATAGCTGCAATACCTTTGTATGCTCTTGAAGTTGGAGTCTCATACATTCTTTCACAAAACTTTAATGCTGCATATACATCATCATCTTCAGTGCTAAATTCTGCATCAAGTTCTTTTAATATTAAATCTTCTTTTTCATGTTCTGGAGTATGAAAGAATGGATTCATATCTGGATTAGGACATGTCATGTAAAATAGATACTGATATATTTTAAGATAATCATCAGGATGATTTTCCATTATATCCTTTAAGGACTTTAATGTATAACAATGCTCTGTTGGTATTACTTTGCCGTTTTGTATGTCAAATAGTTTTGCAATCATTTACTTTTCATTTTATCTTTATTATCCTTTAAGTAATGTATTATTGAGATTACTTCATCCTTTAAATAAGGTACGGGTATCTGCACTACATCTTGCACAATAGGATCTCCTTTATCTGTGTATTTTGTTATAGGATAATCATACTCATCTTTACCCTCTACTTCAAACTGAACATGATATATAAACATATTTCCTGGTCTAAGTTTGGGATTGTGCTTTAATATAATATACATATAAATACTGAGCTGTAGGGCGTAGTGGTTAAAATTACAGTCATCTAAATGAGATAAAGGAAACTTCATTTTTTGTGATATTCCTTCCCAATCTTTATATGATTGCATTTTAATCTCCTTATTAGTTTTATAATCAATAATTGATACTCGACCATTAACTACCTCTACTAAATCTGATTGTCCACATATACCTGCAGATTTAAGATATACCATATGTTCTGGATAAACTCCTGGTTCTAGCTTTTGTTCTGGAGCAACTTTTACTCCTTGATCTTTAAATATAGGACTAAATACAGGAATGTTTACACCTTCTCTTTCTATTGATGCAAAAGAACATAAATCTGATTCTCTTTGGTTATGATAAAATGTACCTAATGACATAGCTCTTTCAGATTCTTGTTTCCATATTTCCTGAATTTGCTTAGGTTTCATTCCATACCATTTAGAATTTTTTCTTTTGCTTACTTTTTCTGCTACCTTTTTAGCATCAAAAGGTTCTTTAAAATGAGATGTTAAAGATGTAACACTAATCCATTTTATACCTTCTCCATTTGAACTTGTATAACTATGATCTTCTTCTTTAAATATAATACTCATAATTCTCCTAATTTATCTTCATCTTTTTCACTCATTAAAGCTTTCCATTCTCCTAATGGACAATCTGCAGATAGTGCTCTAGTTTTAAAAGCTAATGAACACCCGCATTCATTGCAACAAGGTCCTGTTCCTGGCACTTCGCATTTATTACCTTTACTAGGACACTCATTACAAATAACCATTCTTTTAGCAGATATTGATTCTACAAATTCATCTCTAATTGTAGCATTCTTAATACCTTCATATATCTGCTTTCTATTTTTCCAAATCTTCTTTAAATCCATTTTTTTCTTTTAAAAATTTTTCTTTCTTTTCTTTTTCAGCTTCTATTTGATCTTTTAAAGAACACAAAAACTCTATCTTTTCTTCTAGCATTTTTTTGTTATAGTATGCTGAATAAGTTGAGGTATCATGATTCTTTAAATATTTTTCTAATCGTGGAATTGCTTTTGTAATAGAAGCTTCTCTAGCTATAAATAAACCTAATCCTGTTATATTAATTCTTGGATGATATAGTTCTGTTAGTAAAGTTCTTACATTTTTATAATAAAAATCAACTAAGTCTTCTACTAGTTCTTTAGGTTGGTTATTTCTTCCAGATATATCTTCACATAACAATCTAGCTTTTTTTGGTTTCATTTACCTAGAAATTTATAATCTAAATAAATTACACCATTTGTTTCTACTTTAACATTGTCATCTAAAGAAACTAATTTTTTATTTTTTGCATCTTTTTTAATAAGGTTATTTTTAATACACTTATTAATACAATTTCTCACCGTTTGTTGAGATTTGAAAATATTATGCTCCTCAGATGCATCATAACAAAAATGAGTAAGTTCTATTGGACCTACAATACTAAGTAAAGTTAAACAATCAAGATCAGAATCACTCACTGTTATTTTGTTTATATAACAGTGAGTGAGTAATTGAAACTTAATAATGTCTTTTTTAGACATTACAACTTTTTTCTGAACCTGTTTAACTACAGCCATTACGCCTCTTCTTTTCTCAAGACTCTCTTTTTAGGAGCTTTAGGAGCTTCTTGTTGTGGTTCTTCTTCAGGTTCGCTCATCATCATACCAAATTGCATTTGAATTTGAGCTCTTTTAAATCTTATTTCATCTATTTCAGAAAGAGCTTTTTCATACTCATACTGAGCTTTTAAGTAAGGCATTGATTCTGTATAGAATTTTAGCATTTCTTCTTTTCTTTCTGCTAATTCTTCTGGTGATAATTCTTGTTGGTTTTCCATTTTTTTTTATTTTAGTTATTAATTATTAAAGTATAGATATAGTTACATCAAAATTAGAATGTCTATCCGCAGTACTAATTGTTTTAACTGATACTAAATATCCATTATCTGAATGTATTTCTTTAACCTCAAAGTGTGTTGCATATGGTTCATGAAATTTAACATAACCAACTGACTCACCTTTACTATTTGTAAATTTAATTTCATAATTTGAGTTCATTCCGCACCAGCATACTCCGCTAGATGTTGTACTACATGTAGTAATTACATCATGATCTAAGGTACACCAACTTGGATTAATTACTACATCCTTAATACACTGCTCATAATCAGAACTTTTCCATACATGAATAGAATCATCTAAATTACTGTTTCTAAATGCGGCTGCATCTAATGAAATTGTAGCTTGCAATGAAGCTGAACTCCCTTTTCTCCAATCACCTACACTGTTATTAGGAGCAACTAAATAAATCAAACCCACTAATACTCCTATACCAATTAGTGTTGATTTTTTTGTAAAAAAGCTTTTAACTTTACTAAACATTTTTTTCATAATAAATATTATTTAAGATTAATAACAAATATACTAAAAAAGTTTAAACATCAAATATTTAAACAAAAAATCCAGATATTGGTATACCTGGATTTCTATATATTAGATAAGAGTAACTATCCTCCTCTTCTTTCTTTAGCTTTTTTTATTTGATTATATATTAATTGAGTAGCAGCAAGAGCAGCAGTAGGAGCAGCTATCATACCAGCTTTAACAAGATTGTTTCCATATCTCCATTTATCTTGTACCCAATCAACACCTTGATCTAAAGTATTAGAAATAGCCTTACCAACATTAGTTGGTTGATTTAG